GCAACGCAATAACATGTTTTGGAATACGAGGGGCAATATATTTTTGTCTTTATGCTCAATCATAAAAGAGTCTAAATAATCGCCATTTGCATCCAATGCACCAACTGCACCGCTTATGCTGCCCGGATCCAGCCCAAGGTAAATAGTCATTGATTAAACCTCATCTTGAGTTTTGTTTGGTTTTTAGCTGGCAACAATTCCTCTGCCATAACTTCTATGTCATCAATGACATAACTGACCCGACCAAATCGGTTCATTTTTATGCGCTTAACTTCACCAATAAATGGTTCTCTCTTGAATGGATAAACGGGCACTCGTTGCCCGACCTTGCAATGAACCTTTGTCCAATCAATATCGTGTCTCATATCAAAACTCATTACATTCACAAACAAAGTCGTAGCATCGAACGCAGTAACCCGCATCAATCATTTGCATTCTTACCTCGTGCTTAAAAGAACAATAGTCTGCCCATTGTTTATCTGTAATATTATCTGAGGGCAAGTCATAATCCAGCAATCTAGCCATTGCCTCAAACAGTTCTTCATTCTGTTTAAACACCCTGGCAGACCTCTCAATCAGCTTTTTATTTCCTTCCAAAAGGTCATCAATACGCTTTTGCTGTTCTTCAATTACTCGGTTTAGTGATTCGCTCATTGTGGGCTTTCATTTGTTGAATTAAGTCCTGGGTTATCCCTATCCACAAATGGGTAGAACAACTCTCTAATTCCTTGGCCCTGTGCCATGCTTGTGCTTTCCACCCCGATTGCTTGGCAAGGTGAACAAGCCATGCTAATGTCTCCTGATACAAGTAAGGCTCTGTTGACAATGTAGAGTGGGACGGCAATCCCTTGTTTTCGTTTGTTGAGCAAGTGGTGGGCTTCATCTTTGTTCATTTTGGTTTCCTGTCATCTTTTCTTTGAAGCCTTCATAAAAATCACCGCTGTTCATCAATCGGAAAATCCCATCACCATTTTCAAGGTTGGCCCTCTCCATGATGTAGTCTCTATATTCCAGTTCAAGATTAAATGTTCTCATGGCGGCTTCAAATTGCTGTTCAGTCATATGAATAATAACTCCTGAGTCTTTACTGAATCACCAGCGTTATATTTTTCTGATTCGCCTTTTGGGTAAGGGTGGATTTCATAACGCAGTTGGTCTTTTAAGGTCTGTTTTTGTTTTCTGCTTCCAACAAAATAAATATATCTGTGCTTGGCACTGCGATTTATTCTATTTTCAGAATCTCCAAAATTATGCCTTGAATGCTTACCATCAAGACCAGCCATGTCTGTTCGTTCTTTTGTTGTTCCAGTGAAAATGAAGTTTGTTGCCTGATAGACATACCCAACATGGTTCATCTCAGTGTCGGCATAGGAAACCACAATGCTTGGCTTTGGCAACATTTGCAGACTTTGACCGACAAGCATAGATGCGGCATTTTTCAATCCATCTTCAATGCAAAGGCGGTTCAACTCCAAAACAATGTCTTTGTTTTCTGGCCCACAAACACCCATGCACAAGAAAGGACTCGCTGGCAACCCATAAGTCACGATGCCAACTAGCCTTGTGTCATACAAACCAAAAGCATGAATTATTTGAGGCATCCGCTTGGCATAATGTTTTTTCAGAATCCAAGGTTCAGCCTCAAAAGGCTTTATGGGCAAAACCTTCATGTGTTTTTTTCTTTTAGTTTTCGCTCAACTGTTGCGCCATAGAAAACCCAATCAGCACTCATACAACCGCATTCAATTGCAATTTCGGTGTGTTCTTCTTCTGTCAACCCAACCCACTCACGCCGTGGCTCAAATTGAGTAACCATCGATTCTTTGAAGGCTTCATAATAATCCCCTCGTTCCATCAATGTGGTCAAAACATGACCATTGCCAACATTCTGGTTTTCCATGATGAACTCTGCATATTGGCTATCCAACTGATAACCATCCATTGCTTGCTCGAATTGTTGCTCTGTCATGTTACTTTTCCTTTCAACGCATTTCTGATTTGTGCCATGATTTCTGGCGGTGGTGGGCCTGTGTGCTTTCTGTCTTCATCCAGCTTGAGTAAAGCAGGATCACGGCCTTGAATGGGTGCAACAGATACCCTCGCCATGTCGCCAAATGTGGGCTTTGGTAAAACCCACTCAGCTTTGAAACCTTGCCAATTTCTTACAACTACTTCCTTCAAGGCATCCTAAAGGCTAAACCCAGCCTTGTCAGCTTCCTTCTGGATTCCATCAATCACCAACTGAGTGACCTGGGCTTTCTTTGACTTTCGATGATTTACGAATTCCTGCCAAACAGATTGTGAAACGCCGTCAGGCGTATTAATTGGTTGTTGGTTATTGGTTCTTGGTTTATGGTTATTGGTTGCTATAGGGGGGGTTATAGGGGGGTGTATAGGGGGGCTATCACCTCCCTTTGACCACCTCTTAGCCGCCCCACGCTTACCAGCTTCAGAAAAGCCTTTATAAACATTGATCTCTTGCTCACACCTTGCTTGGTAATAGCCATCTTCATGTTGTTCAAACATATCCTGCAAAACACCTGAAACGACCACAGGGTCAATTCGGATGCGTCTAGCAACCCAGGTTGTGTCCAGCGGGATAGGCTTTTCTGTGTCGTAATACATATCCAAAAGACGGCGATATGCTAAATCTTCGTCATTTGATAGGTGCGTTGTGGCAGACCGATAGTCGCCTATGTGGAAACTGTAATAGTGCATAAGAACCTTACATCATTGGTCATCATCACAGAGGAAACATGGCAGGACGGTGATGAATCGTCTTTTCCCCCGCTAAAGGTAGCCCGTTTCCAAACATTTTACTTAAAAACAGTTTGTTGTGCAATTGCTGCCATAACAGCAGGTAGTGCAGGTGACGATTCGCCCACCAGACATGATGGTGTGAGTCGTACACGATGCCCAAACCATAGTCACTGCCAAACTCAACCAAACCCCAATAATTGCCTTTTTCATGCTTGCGCTCCTTTGTGATAAAAAAGATTGTCGCCAAAGCGACTTGGATACTTCAGAAAATCATAGCAACCCTGCCGAAACACATTCCTACGCAGTTCCTTGCCATCATAGATTTCTTTGACAGACCCATTCTCAATCCGCATGGCAGCACCACTGATGGCCCTGTTCATCTCCATGCGCCCATACTCAGTTAGATGCCACTTCTCTTGATGGTTGATGACATACCCAAATCTCTCCAGTTCAGGCAGGTACTTGGCGTAGTGGTAAGACACGGCATTGTTGTCTGTTGATGAATGGGTCATGTCGAGCATTGACCTGGGGCCACTAGACAGCCGCTTTAAGATGATTCTATGTGTCTGGTTTAAACGCATTTGCTTGTCCTTAAAACCTTCAGTATGATGGGTTTTATAGTTTTTTGCACTAGGGAAAACACCTATTCCACGCATCTTTTATCTGTGCGACAGTTCCATCACTGCAATAACGCAGTGGTCAACAGGAGTTACAAATGCCAACTGATGAGGAACAATTTAAGTACGAGTGTTGGGCAATAGTCCAAGAACTTGATCCAGAGGATATTGCTGATGCCATTGGTGACAGCGTTGCTCTGGTGGAGGCCATCAAAGCAAACCATGCTGAAGATGTTGCAAGCATCGTGATGAACAGAGTAGAACTCAAGGTGCGCCGCAGGGCTGAACTGCGAGTGTTTGATGTTGTCAAGACCCCTTGGGTTGATGACATTGAAGAGTTGCAGCACTATCGCAATCTCCGCATTGAACGAGTCCAAAAAGCCCTTGATGAGCGCAAGATCATCGAAGCTAAAATGGATGCCCCTTTTCGACAAATGTTTGACGAGTGAGGATGCCATGAAGATGAAATCACGCTTACAAGACATTATTGGAGACAATCAAGATGAAACTTTTGACGATTGCGATCAGACGAGTCCTATCCTATTTCGAGATTGTGACTTTGCAACCCAAGTTGCCTATCTTGCACAAAGAGAAAACACCAGCAAGGATGACCCTTCCAACACTCTTAATCACAGACCCTAAATTCGTCTATCAAAGTGCAGCTTGCACAGACATTTCACAAACATTTGAAAAGGCTAAAAATGAACGACTTCAACGACTACAGCACAATGCTGATGGCAATCGAAAACAAGACCAAGGAACTGAGCAACAAGTGCCTGTCAAGAAATTACGCCGGGTTCACGGCTGACA